ATGCGCGAACAAGTGCTTTCCAACAAGATGCACGGTTTGCGGCCATTTACGTTGCGCGATTTATCGCGTATTGCCGATTATTTCGATGTGAGCCTGGATTATCTGACCGGCCGCAGCGATTACACGAAACCATTGGAGGTGGCGTGATGGGGTCTCTGATTTTGTCTGTTGTCGCGTTGGTTGTTTCGATTGCCGCGCTTGTCTATTCGGAGTTTTAAATGTCTGGCTTCGGTGCTTTTATCGCGTCTTCCGGGTTGCGGTGGAATCGTCGGTGTGCGTTCCATCCCCGGACTCGTTCGGCAATCCGGTGTCGTGTCTGCCAGTCCTTGTCATTCCACCAGTCGTCTCGCATGTCGGCGGCCGGTATCGTCGCATACCCGCAATGCCGGAGCCTTGTTGGCGATTTTGTCCAATGCACGCATATTTCCGCGTCTTCTGGCAGCTCGTCCATTCCTTCGGGCGGCCATATCGCCAGTTTCACGTCTTCACCGTCGTTTGATATGCGTGGTATCAATGTGCGTTCGCCGATTCTCCACTGTTTCCCGCTGAGTTTTTCCCATTCGTATGCGCGGATTATGCAATTGTGGCCGAAGATTCTTACATCGAATCCGTCACCGTCACCGTCGTTGGTGAGCATGGCGAATCTCGGTTTACGCCCGCACCCATCGTCAATCGGAGGCGTGGCGTTCGGCACGGTGGTGACGATGTATGTGTTCATCCAGGATGCTTCAGGTCTGCGGCGAATCGTCCTGGCGAATGCGATGGCCGATCCCATAAGCGAGATGATCGCGATTATTTCGCTTAGCCCAATTTGCATATGTTCTTCCTTCCTTCGTCATCCAAGACGGCTGATGAATGTTGCAATCGAAAGCCTACGACGGAGGAAGGGATTTGACCATTCAACAATGAGAAAGGGGAATGGAGGAGTGACGAAATGAACGAGAAACGGAAGGCGAAATGGGTCGCGCAGACCCACAGCCTCGAGAACATGGCCGACATGATGAACCGCGAGATGCGACGAAGGTTCCGGATCAGGACGAACCGGTCGCTGGTGGACGGCGTTCTGGGCGACTTCGCGCTCGAGGACCTCGACAACAGCACGGAGTTCCGAACGCTCGCCTACCTCGACTACGAGGAGATGCGCGGCTACATGTACGGGATGCTGGAAAGCTACCGCCATTACAAGCCATTGATCATGGGGGCCATACATGCGTAAGTTCCTTCAGATCGTCGCGCTGGTGCTGATGTCCCCGTTCGTGTTACTCGTGCTCGGGATTACCATCTCCGTCGTCCGGTTGGGTGATTTCCTGTCCGACTGACGGCGTCCCATAACTGAATGCCATCGGCGTCGGTTCGACCGCAGGTTGCCGACGTGGCTGTTAAAGCATCCTGCCGCGCCTTGCCTAGCGCGTTACAAACACACCACGTGTGGCGTGGTGGTTGAAGCGTCCCTAGCGGGGAGGCGTGCGGGTTTACAGCTATGGGCGTGTGGCGTGTTCCCAGGGACGAAAGCGGCACCATCGGCTGGCCACGGCCAGCGCTGCGCGTCCAGACCTTCGTCGCGGCATTGCGCCGCTGACCACATGCGACGGCCTTGGCACCATGCCGAAATGCTTCACATGCGGGAACCCTTTGGAATTCATGAGGCCTTTTGGCTTCCTGTTTTCCGCTATATGGTTCCCCGCTCTAACCTCCTTCCATCCGAAATACACAAGACGTTTCATCCACAAGACTTATCCACTCACCTACTCACAGATTGGGGACAACATCATGGGCTATGCAGTTGATTACATTTCTACCGAGGAACGCAAACGCAGGAAGGTCAAGAAGAAGTATCGTCGTGAGCATGTGACCAGCAAGGCCATCCGTGCCAAGGACATGAAGAACGCGGTGAAATGGAATCTTCCGAAGCTGGAGTATGACACCACCGGCACGGACACCGTGGAGCGTTCCATCGTCATCAGGATTTTGAAGCTGGATCACATCAGCCCGACGACCGACGCGGACGGCGACCATGCCATGCAGCAGTTGATTAGCGAGGGCATCGTGCTCAAGCCGAAGCGTGTGGGTGGCCGTCGTGTCTTCGACCGTGCCGACCTGCTCCAGTCGTTGAAGGCGTGGTGCCACTGATGGGCCGTCGTTTCCTGTATGCGCGTGAGCTGGCCGAGTTCCTGGGCAAGTCCGGTCAGACGCTCTACATGTGGCGCAAGCAGGGCCGTGGGCCGAAGTGGTACATGTTGGAGGGCCGCGTGGTGTATCTCGTGGACGATGTGAACAAGTGGATGGGGAAGAGGCAATGAAGCGCAAGAGGGTGCCGCCGAACATGGCCGCGCAAGTGCTGCTCACGTTCGGCTCCGATTGTTGGCTGGACATGCCGGGATGCACGCACAGGGGCACGGAGACCATGGACCACGTGAAGCCTTACAGTCTCTACGGCCCGACCGTTCCGAGCAATCTTCGGCCGGCGTGCAAGCACTGCAATTCGTTGCGCGCGGATCGTGTGGTGTCCGGCTTCGGCGCGCAGGTCACGGCCGTGATAGGCCCGCCATGCGTGGGCAAGACCGCGTATGTGCGCGACCACATGGCGCCGGGCGATATCGTGGTGGACCCGTCGAGGCTGGCGGTCGCGTGCGTGGACGGCGGCAGCGAGGCGCACGCGCTGGCCGATACGTTGTGGGGCAGCGCGTACCGGCGTGTGTCCCGCATGGTCACGGCCAGGCATGTGTGGCTGGTGCGTGCGCTGCCGACGTCCCGCAACAGTCCGAACATGCTGGCCGAGTGGATCGCGTTGAACTATGACGTGGTGGTCCTGGACGCCGACGACCAGCTGTTGCGCGGGCGCATGGCCGAGTGCCGGCGTGGCCGTGAAGACGTGGAGCTGCTGAAGCGATGGCGCCGGCTCGGCATCACGCAAGCGAAGGTGGACGGGATGCTGGAGACGCGGCGCACGCAGCTTTCGCGGCTTCGCCTGATCGACGGCCCGTCTTCGCCGCCGGCCGTGTCGGCGCGGCCGCGATGGTAGCCGGTTTTTTAAACGGCCATGGTCAAGGGACACCCCGCGCCCACCGATTTCGTATCCCCAACCCAAATAAAAAAAGCCGCGCCGGCAAGGGCGCGGCGCTCCACCAATCGGCGGAATGAAGCCAGTTCCAGACAGTAACACCGATAGGCTAGGAGCGCAAATCATGGACGACAACGACAAGCAGATGACACTTCCGGGCATGGAGGACAGCGACGAGCTCACCAACCCGCTGACCAGCTCGACCAAGGAGCTCGTTAACGAGCTGTTGCAGGACGACGCGCAGCTGACGCCGCAACGGCGCGCCCTGTGTACGCTGCTGCTCACGTGCGCCCGCACCATCGACCGCTTGTGTCGCAAGGGCCGCGACATCTCGCGTATGGTGACGAGCTACAACGAGACCATCGACCGGTTGCAGCCGTCCGAAACGTCCGCGAAGGCCGGCGACCTCGCGCAGCTGCTCAAGGACATGGCGCAGTGAGGCCGGCACCGGCGCGCCACGCGACCCCGCGCGACCCTTCGCGTGAGACGGACGGCGGCAAGGTGGCGCGCATCTCCGCCGCGTTGGGTCAGCCGCTGATCCCATGGCAACGCCAGGTAGCGGACGTGGCCGGTGAGCTGGACCCGGAAACGGGCACGTACTACTACGACCGCGTGATAGTGTCCGTTCAACGCCAGGCGGGCAAGACGACGATAAGCAAGGCCGAGCAGGTGCGTAACGCGCTGCTTGGACCCGACCGTGAGGTGTGGTATCTCGCGCAGACCGGCAAGGACAGCAACGAACAGTTTCGCAAGCTGATTAAAAGCGTGATGCGTTCCCCGTTGGCGGCGCTGATCGACGGGAACCCGCGCATGAGCAACGGCAGCATGGCGCTGCCGCTCGTCAACGGCAGCACGTTGCGGCCGGGCAGCATGACCGAAAGCAGCGGCCACGGTTTCCAGGGCGATTTCATTAACCTTGACGAGGTGTGGGCGCTGTCGGCGCTCCAGGCCAAGCAGATTCTTGACGGTTTCATCCCGACCACCACCACGCGTATGAGGGCGACCGGCGTTCGTCCGCAATTGTGGATCACTTCGACCGAGGGCACGGCTGAAAGCGAGTATTACAACGCGCTTCTGGACCGCTGCCGTGCCGGCGACATCCCGAAACGGTGGGCGTTTTTCGATTGGGGGCTTGACCCCGCGAAGGATAGCGAGGACCTGGACGCCGTGGCTCGCGCGCATCCTGGTTGCGGCTACCTGTTCGACCGCAAGCAGTTGAAGGACTTCCGCGACCAGTTCGCGGACGATCCGGCCGGCTGGCGGCGCGCGTTCTGCAATCTCAGGGATACGAGCAGCACCGAACGCGTCTACCCCGCCGCCTTGTGGACGGAGACCGAGACCGCGCCGCTCGACCTGTCGGCGCTCGACCTGGACACGCTCGCGTTCGGCGTCGCGGTCGGCATGGAATCGGAATCGACCGCGATAGCCGCCGCATGCCGGCGGGATGGCGTCACCGTCGTGCAGATCGTGGACGTGCTGCCGGGCACCGCCGGCGCGGCCGAACGGCTGGCCGACCTGCAATCACGGTATGGCGGCGCGCCGATAGCCATAGACCGGCGCGGCCCGTCCGCGCCGTTGGCCGACCGGTTGCATGAGGTCGCGGCGGACGGCACGCCGGAATACCGGTTGTCGGATATCGGCAACACGGAGATAGTCGCGGCCGGCGTGCTCATGCTTGACCGGCTCATGCAACGCCAGGTGTTGCACGTGCCTGATCCGGCGCTGGACGACGCTGCCGCCGTCGCGGTGCGCCGGTGGGTCGCCGACAGTTGGGTGCTGTCGCGCCGCAACAGCGAACAGGCGATTAACGCGCTTGAGGCCGCGCAACTCGCGGTCACCGCTTCGCTTCACGCGCAGCCGGCCGCGCCGTTGCAGATTTTCGGTTAGACGTTCTATGACGTTTTTAGACGTTCTGCGATGTTCTTATACGCCGGTTTCGGCGTGGTGCGCCGGCGGGCGGTTGAATCGGTCGCATGAGCTTCATTTCCCGCATCTCCAACACCGCCGCCCTGTTGCTTCGCGCGGCGCAGACGACGGACGACGTGGAGGAAGCGGACGCGCCGACATTGCCGCCGCGATTGTCCGCGTCGCATGACCCGCTGGCGTTGTCCACCGTATTTCGCGGCGTGCAGATCATAGAGACCGCCGTTAGCAAGCTGCCGCTGATCCAGTACGCGCCGGACGGCTCGCGCATGCGGCCGAGCACGCTCGTAACCCGGCCTGACCTGAACCGTAGCCGGCGCGACCTGTTCGGCGACCTCGTTTCCGCTCTCGCGTTGAACGGTAACGCGTTCCTGCTCAAGGTCGAGGCGGGCGGCGTGCTCGTGGGCGTGCGCAGTCTACCGCCTCAGCTCGTGACCGTCACCGACCTGAACATGGACCCGGCTAACCCGCGCTTGCGCTACTCGTATCGTGGCGTGGATTATGCAGCCGACCGTATCGTGCACTTGAAGCTGCTGAACGTGGCCGGCCGGTTGCGTGGCATGGGCCCTATCAGCGCGGCGCGTGAGGAGATCGAGGGAGCGCAGGACACGCGCGCCTACGCGTCGAACTGGTTGGACAATACGGCGCGTCCCGCCGGCATCCTGAAAAGCGACCAGATTCTGAGCGACCAGGACGCGAGGACCGCTAGTGAACGGTGGGCGAAGGGCGGTGCGGGCGGTGTGCGCGTGCTCGGCAAGGGCCTGGACTACACGCCGTTGGCGTTGAGCCCCGAAGACCTGCAATTCATCGAATCGCAGCAGTTCAACACCACGCAGATAGCCCGCTTGCTGGGCATCCCGGCGTCGTTGATGCTCGCGAAGGTGGAAGGCACTTCGCTGACTTATTCCAACATCGAACAGGAATGGCTCACCTTCGCTGAATACACATTGAGCGCCTACGCAGACGAAATATGCGAGGCCCTCACGTCGCTACTGCCTGAGGGGCAATGGTGCGCGCCTGACTGGGATTCGTTGCACCGCTCCGACACGAACACCCGTTATAGCGCCTACCAGACCGCCATATCCGCCGGATTTATGACGGTGGACGAGGCGCGCGCCCGTGAGGGATGGGCGCCGATCAACCAGACCACGCCACAGGAGGTCACATTATGAGCGAAGAGGCACGCACCATCACCGTGAAGGGCATCGAGCTACGCGAGGACACGGGCGACGGTACCCGTATCGAGGGCATCGCCGTGCCGTTCGGCCAACGTATCGGATTGTGGCGCGGCGCGACCGAGGAGTTCGCGCCGGATTGCGATTTCGGCGACACGACACGCACCAAGTTGAGCCGTGACCACGGCCGTCTCATCGGCAAGGTAACGAACACGACGCGCGAGGCCGACGGCCTTCACATCACCGCGTCAATCAGCGACACGGCCGAGGGCCGCGACGCCGTGCAGCTGATCCGCGACGGCGTGCTTGATTCGTTCAGCGTGGGCTTCATGCCCGTGACCACCGACAAACGCACCGAGGGCGACACGAGCGTGTACGTGCGGCGCGCCGTGAAACTGCTTGAGGTCGCCGTCACCGGCATACCCGCGTACACGGGCGCGGCCATCACCGGCCAACGGGACCAGGAACACGTCAACCAGGAAACCGACACCAAGGAGGAAACAGTGGAAAACGAACAGCAGCCGGCGACGGAATCGCGTTTCGACCAGCTCGAAATGCAGATCCGTTCGCTCGCGGACACCATCGGCCGGCAGAAGCCGGACCCGCCGCACGTCATCGGTGGCCAATACCGTTCGGCCGGCGAGTTCGCGAAGGCGCTTGCGGCCGGCGACGACACCGCGTATGAGTTCATGCGCGAGGCCCGCGACCTGATTTCCAGCGCCGACACGAACAACACTAACGAGTGGGTGGCCGACCAGATCAAGCTCATCCAGTCGCGCCGTAGCGTCGCGAACCTGTTCCAGCATGCCGCGCTGCCGGCCACCGGCATGACGCTGGAATATCTCAAGCTCGGCTCTAACACGCTGAAGGCGGCCGAACAGACGGCCGAGGGCGCGGCCCTGACCACCGGAAAAATCACGCTCACGAGCGCGACCGCCGCCGTGAAGACCTATGGAGGTTACGCGCAGCTGTCGCGCCAGGTCATCGAACGCAGCAACACGCCCGCGCTCGATACCGCGCTCCGCGCGCTCACCATCGCTTACAGCAACGCGGTGGAGGCGGCGGCCCGCGCGCAGCTGACTGCCGCCATCACCGGCGCCGCAGCGAACAAGCTGGAGACGCCGGCGGCCGTGAGCGCGCTCACCGCCGACCAGTGGATTACCGTCATCATCAACGCGGCCGAGGCGGCGGACGGCCGAGGCGCGCAGCTCGGCACGCTCGCGGTCAGCAAGGACGTGTTCGACAAGATGGCGAAGATCACGCGCAGCGGCGACGCGCTCATGGACGTGTCCGGCGAGGGCGTGGACAAGCTCGGTAGCCTGAGCCTTACCGGCATCACCGGCCGCATGCTGTCGGTCCCCGTGCAGATGGTGCCGGGTGCCGCCGCGAACACGGCCGCGTTCATCGACCCGACCGCGTTGCAGATGTGGGAGGCCGGCGGCCCGTTCCAGCTCCAGCAGGACGACACCACCAAACTGCTTTCCAATTACAGCGTGTACGGTTACGCGGCGTTCGCGACCGTGTTCACCGGCGGCGTCATGCCGTTGGGTCCGAAGGCCACCGCCTGAGTAGGCGCCCATGGCCGACCAATTGCATGACAAGTTCCTGTCGATGATGAACGTTATCGGCAGCGACGACGAGACGCGCGCCGACGACTGTCTGGCGACGGCGCGCGCCTACCTGTCGGCGAACCTGGGCGACACGTGGGACACGGTGCCCGACCTGATCCAGTCCGATTGTGTGCTGGCGGTCGCCGCCGACCTGTTCAACCAGAAGGACGCGCGCAACGGCGTGATGAACGTGGACAGCGACGCCATCGAACCGTTCCGCGTCTCCGCCGACCCGTTGCGCGCCGCCTGGCCGAAGCTCCGCGCCGCCGGCGTGCTCGCGGGAATGGGGATCGCATGACCGACACCATCACCGGCAAGATCGACGCGCTCATGGAGCAGGTGGCCGGCGCGTGCGGCGACCTCGTGGAACACGTCACCATCGACGAGACCGAGGTGAAGCCGCCACGCGGCAAGGTCTGCGTATGGGTCAAACCCCCCGAAGTGGCATGGCCCTACGCGGGCGCGGAAAACGAACTGTCGGTGCGGCTCGTGTTCGTCGCCGGCAGCCCGTGGGCCCAGGCGTCCGCGCTGCCGTTGCTATTGGCCGCGATGGACCGGCTCGCGGCGTCCGCGCTGCCTGTCGCATCGGCCGAGCCCGTCGGTTTCCAACGTGGAGACGCGACGCTTGCGGCCTACCAGATCACACTCAATGAAATCTAATGAAAGGAACCATCATCATGGCGGACAAGATTCGTACCCTTGGACCCGGTAGCCTGGTCATCGGCACCGCCGACGACCAGTACAAGCTGGACGTCGATTGCACGAGCGTGGAACTGTCGCCGGACAATTCCAGCGAAGACCCCGACACGTACCTGGACGGCCACGAGGAGGGCGGCGCGCTCACGACGTCGTGGAAGCTGTCGGGAAGCATCGCCGAGGACTACAGCATGAACGGCGCGCAAGTCTACTGCCTGAACCACGCCGGCGAGACCAAGACGGCCAAGTTCGTCCCGAACACGGCCGGCGCGCTCCAGCTAGACATGAACGTGGTCATCGCGCCCATCGCGTTCGGCGGCGACGTGAAGACGAAGAACAAGAAGGATTTCGAGTTTTCCGCCACCGACGTGAAGGCCACCGCGTACACGAATCCGATCGTCTGACATGGCCGACAAGGCCCTGTACGTCGTCGGTCAGAAGCGTTTCGTGCAGACCATGCGCAAGGCCGGCGCCGACATGAAGGAGCTCAAGGAGGTCAACCGGCGGGCCGCCGACATCGCCAAACCCGAGGCGGTGGCCCGCGCGCCACGCGGCAAGACCGGCAAGCTCGCCGGATCGATACGTGTGGGCGCGACCCAGAAGGCCGGTATCATCCGCGCCGGCCGCAAGACCGTGCCGTATGCGGGACCGATCAATTACGGTTGGCCGGCACGCCATATCAAACCACGGACGTTTGTGAACGACGCCGTGGCCGGCACCGAAGCCCAATGGGCCAAGGAATACGAACAGTTCGTGAAGAAAACCATGAACCAGATCAAGGGAGCCTGAACAATGCGAAGCACCGCGAAAGTCACCTACACCGACGGCCATGTGGACGAAGCGCCGTTGACGCCGCGCGTCATCACGTCCGCCGAGGAACACGCGCAGAAGGAGGGATGGGAGCCGGGCGAAGCATCCAAGATCCGCCAGTCGTATTACATGGCGTATCTCGCGCAGCGCTACGCCGGCAACACCACAACGCCTTACGAACAATGGCTTGACCTTGTGGACGACATCGACGTGGAGACGCCGGAAAACCCTACGAACTAGCCGAGTGGCCCGACGATTCGCTGGGTCTCATGTCGTTCCTGCTCGCGGCCCGTTTCGGCGGCACGCCGTGGGCATGGCGGCAAGAGGCCGACGAACTGGATTGGGGCACCGGTTTGAGACTGCTGCAAGACGAGATGGACCGAATGGAGGATTAGGCCGATATGGGTAAAAGCGCCATCATGTCCGTGAGGATCACGGGCAACAGCGACGACGCCGTTAAAGCGCTCTCCAAGGTCACGGCGAAAGCGTCGGCGTTCGGCACGTTCATGGGCGGCGCCGCGCTCAAGGGCGTTTCTGCATTGTGGGACACGCTCAAGGGATTCACCGGCGCGGTCATGGACATGTCCGATTCAACGGACAAGTTCAAAAGCACGATGAATTTCGCGGGCTTCGACACGGGAGCCGTGGAGGCCGCGACGAAGGCCACGCGCGACTACGCAGACAAGACCGTGTACGACCTCACCACCGTGCAGAACACCACGGCGCAGCTCGCGGCCAACGGCATCCAGGATTACGTCGGTTTGACCGAGGCGGCGGGCAACCTGAACGCGGTCGCCGGCGGCAACGCCGACACGTTCAAGAGCGTGGCCATGGTCATAACGCAGACCGCCGGCGCGGGCAAGCTGACGACGGAGAACTGGAATCAGCTGACCGACGCCATACCCGGCGCGGCCGGCAAGCTCCAGGAAGCCATGTTGAACGCGGGCGCGTACACGGGCAATTTCCGTGAGGCCATGGAAAAAGGCGAGATCACGGCCGACGAGTTCAACAAGGCCATCATGGACCTTGGCATGACCGACGTAGCCAAGGAGGCCGCGACATCGACGCAGACCATGGAAGGCGCGTTGGGCAATCTTGAGGCCGCCGTCACCGGCGGATTGACGGACGCCTTCAACCTGTTCAAGCCGGCCGTCACGGGAGCCATGACCGTAGCGGCCGACAAGATCAGCGCGTTCAGCGGCAAGGCCACCACCGGCTTGCAGGGCGTGATAAAGCTGATCCGCGACGGCGATTTCTCCAGTGAGCTCCGAGAGGCGTTCAACATCGAGGAAGACAGTCCGATCGTTGATTTCCTGCTCACCGTGCGCGACACCGCCATAAGCGCGTTCGGCACGGCCAAGCAGAAGATAGGCGAGTTCTTAGGCGCGTTCCAGGACACGGGACCGTTGCAGGCCGCCGCCGACATCTTCACGGCGGTGTGGGACGCTTGCAAGAGTCTCGCGGGCGCTGCCGGCGACCTCGTGGGACAGTTCACGCCGCTGGCGGATTCGATGGGCGGCGCGTCCGGTGCGGGCCAGGCGTTGGGCGACGCGTTCAACGGAGCCGCCGACATCGTTGGCATGGTGTCCGATAAGCTCACCGAGTTCAGCGACTGGGTTTCCGAACATGCCGACGCTGTGAGCAGCGCCCTTGTAGGCATCGCCGCAGGTTTCGCGGCGTTCAAGGTCGCCAGTGTGGTAAGCGCCGTGTCGTCGGCGTTGCAGGGCTTCAGCATCGCGACCACCGCCGCGTCGGTCGCTCAATGGGCGTTGAACGTCGCCATGAACGCGAACCCGATAATGATCGTCGTCACCGCGATAGGCGCGCTCGTCGCCGCGCTCGTCTGGTTCTTCACGCAGACCGAGACCGGCCGCCAGTTGTGGAGCCGGTTCACCGCGTTCCTCGGCTCGTGTGTGGACGGCATCGTGGGATTCTTCCAGGCGTTGCCGGGCAAGATCGGCGGATTCTTCCAGTCGGCCGCGCAGTTCGCGACCGACAAGTGGAACGCCGTCGTGGACTGGTTCAGGGGATTGCCGGGACGTATCACCGGCGCGATAGGCAACGTGGGCAACCTGTTGTATAACGCCGGTGCGTCCATCATCAGCGGTTTCCTTGACGGCCTGAAGAGCATGTGGAACAGCGTGACCGGCTGGATCAGCGGTATCGGCGACTGGATCAAGGAGCACAAGGGCCCGCCGGAATACGACGCGGTAATGCTCGTGAATAACGGCCGTCTCATCATGCAGGGATTTGCGCGCGGTTTGCGCAGCGGTTTCGACGCGGACGTTCGGCGCACCATCTCGCGGATCAATGGGCGCATGGGCGGCCTGAGCCTGGACGCCGGTGTGAACGGCGGCGCCGGCATGGGCGGCACCGTCGTGAACGTCACGTTCAACGCGCCGGTGGACCGTGAGGGCGTGGCACGCGAAATCAGGAAGATTCTCCGCGACTACGACCGGAAGCGAGGCAACTGATGGCGCAGCAGTGTTTCATGTTCCTTGACTGGGGCGACGGCTGGGTTGCCGTCAACGACCACGACAACGACGTGGCCGCGTTGGACGGCTTCAGCATCCAGTGGGGCACCGACGGCATCGACCAGCAGCCCGACCCGTCCGTGATGACCTTCCGGCTGCGCGATGCGACCGGTTGGCTCACCGGCCGCGCGCTCACGCTGGCCGGCGCGCGCGTGCTCGTGCAGATCTCAGAACAGCCCACATGGGGCATGCTCCGCCCGGATATTGGCGCATGGTCGGCGCAGCGCATGCGCTTGGCAGTGTTGCACCAGGCGTACACGCCCGGCAACCCTTCCGGCAAGTCAAGCACGGCGACGACATTGTTCGACGGGCTGGTGCAGAACGGCGGCGAAGCCCGGCCACATGGCGGCGGCTGGCTGTTGGAGCTCAGCGCCTCCAGCCGCATGATCCTGTGGAAAAGATTGCAGAAACAAGGGCCCGTATCATCCGATGCACGTTACACGGGCCTGCACTGGGTCGGCACCACAGCAGAACGGCTGACGGAGCTCAACCGACGCGCCAAGGAGGCGCACGCGCCACAGGCCAACGTCAACGGCCTCGACACCACCGCATCCGTGGCACCCTACCGGACCGACGATTGTCCATCGCAACTCGACCTGCTCCACCGCACCTACGCTCACTCCAGAATGTGGCCGATATGGTACGAATACCCCGACCGTGACGCGAGTCGCATCGACTACATGCCGTTCGGCGCTCCCGCAAGCATCGGCATCGACGACACAGCCCGACTCACCGTGACCGATTGGACCGGAGAGACGCTGGACGGCCTCGACGCCACCGACATCATCACCGACGACGAGCAGACCATCGTCATCCCCGAACCAGTCACCCAATTCACCATCCAGGGCAAAAACGCGAAATCCAACGACGGCGCACTGGAATTCGACGAGCATGAGACCGAGCTCACCGCCCTTGGCCTGCTGCCGGCCAACCTGACCATCACCCAATCCAGCATCACCGTGGAATCGGACGTGGTCTCCGCCGACACGTCCGAGGGCGTATGGGGCAGGGCCTCCGGCACCGTGTGGACGCCATCGTCCGACGAGCGGGAGACATTCGCCCAACTGCTCGTCGCAATGGACCGGCGACTGCGCTCGGACACCATCGTGTTCGACAGCCGGCGGCTCGACCCCGCCATACACGCACGCCTCTACCTCACCGCCAGCAGCGGACCGCTCGTCATCCAAGGAGCCATCACCTCACGGCTCGCCGGAGACGACGCAAAACCGTCGGCGGGCGGCGTGTGGGCCAGCATCGGCGGCACCCTTACCTATCAATGGTCTGCCGGCAAACCCCACCTACGCAACGAGGTCACATTATGGCCTCTACCAGTAGCCGCCGCGACCGCGACCACCTGGGCAAGCATGGGCGCATGGCCCGCCACGTGGAGTCAATGCGCACTCACCCTCGCCGAACTATCCCTCGTCCACACCTATCAGCAACCAACCACCATCACGGAGGAACCATGAAAACCACACCGATCTATGGCCTGCCCTACATCGAGGCCGGCGACCTCGTGTCAAGCGCGCCCGCCCAGTTCAAGACCATGGCCGAGGGCTTCGAGAACGCACTCAACGAGGTGGACAGCCGCAACACCCCGGCCGGCGTGAAACCCGCCATAGCCACCACCTTGGAAACGTTGGCCGGCATCACCGGCGTTACGGGACAGGCCGGCTACGTGACCGCCGACCCCGCCGAAGGCAACAACGGACCGTACTGCTGGACCGGCAGCGCGTGGGCGCGCATCGCGACGATCTCCGACGTGTCCGACATACTCGCCGAAGATTCCTCAACTGTCATGCTTATTAACAGTACCTACGGCACCATCAAGGGATACAGGCGCGGCAAGCTCGCCACACTGCGAATCGACTGGAAAAGTTCGGCCAGCGGCTCGTGGACCAAAGGCGACTTCGGAAAGCTCCCCGAAGGATGGTGGCCGTTGTTCGACCTCAATTTCAGCTTCGGCGGCCGCGACGGAGCCAACCAGAAAACCATCAACGTCCGTGCCAACGGCACCATGGACTACATCAACAATGGTGGCACCCAAAGTACTGAATCTTTCGGCTGCTCGCTGAGCTACGCGATCGCATGACCGAATCGATAATCAGCGCACTCATCGGCACGGGAGGCGTGGCCGTAGGCGCGTGCGTCCAGTTCGTGGCCACATGGGCGAAGACACGCAGCGACAAGGACACCGACGCCAGCCGCCTGCTCATCGAGGCGCAACGCCAACTCGACCAAAGCGCCCGAGACCGACAGCTCCTGTGGTTGTGGAACAGGGAACTTGTGGACGCGATATGGCGGCGCGCGCCTCCACCGCCACCGAGCGCGCCCGACGGGCTCTTCCAGGACAACGACGACGGAAAGGAATAAGCATGCGATGAGCATCACATGGATAGGCAGCCCCAACCACTACGCGGGGCGAAGGGGATACCGCGTCACACGCATCACCCTTCACATCATGGCCGGCTGGCTCGCCGGCACCGACAACATCTTCCAGCGTGCCTCATACCAGGCATCAAGCACCTACGGCATCGGCGGCAACGGGGAGACCCACCAGTACGTCGCCGAGACGGATGCCGCATGGGCGGACGGCAGCTACACAAGCAACTGCCAGACCATCAGCATCGAGCACCAGGGCGGACTCGACTTCATCCCATGCACCCAGGCATGCCTCGACGCCAGCGCCCGCCTATGCGCGGACATCGCCCGCCGGTACGGGTTCGGCAAGCTGGAACGCGGCAGGAACATATTCCTGCACCGGGACGTGCCTCCCTACGCGCACCCGGCCTGCCCGGACCTGTGCCCGAACGGGCTCAACTGGCGGTACATCATCAACAAAGCAAACCAAATCAACGGATACGGAGACATCGACATGGCAACAGCAGCCGAAATATGGGGATACAACTACAACAAGAGCGCGTTGGGCGGCAACATGTACAACGCCATCAACTACGAACTGCCCGGCCGTATCAGCGACGTGAAGAAAGCCGTCACTGCCCTGCAGGCAACCGTCGCGGCCCAGCAGCAGCAGATCGACAAGCTCACCACAGCGCTCGGCAGCAACCCCGAGGACATCGCCGACAAGACCGCCAAGGCCGTCAGCGACAAAATCGACAAACTCGTCATCACCATGACCACACAGGAGAAGGACACCGCCAAATGAGCGCCGACATGCAACAGCCCACCAGCGAGCAGATGCTCGCCGCCGAGAACAACACCATCACCACGGACACGAACACACCAGGCGTGGCCGACCACAAAGCCGCCGCGCAGATCGACGCAAGCAAGGGATACACCCCCGTGTTCAGCGAGACCATCCGAACGGTGATCTACGTCGTCGGCCTCGCCGCCGTACTCGCGGGTGGAGGCGTCGCCCTCGCGGGCCACGCCGACATCGGCGAATACATCATCTTCGCGGGCGGCGTGCTCACCGGCGGTTTCGGCGTCGCCTACAACCCTCTACGCATGGCCGGCAAATAATCTAGCCGGCCAACGTCACCGCGTCCAGGCCGACGCGCAGCCGGCTATCCGGCATCGCCACGTAGATTTGCGTGGTCTCCACGCTGCTATGTCCCAGCAGCTTCGAGACCAGCAGCAGATCGTGCGTGGTCTCGTACATGCGCGTGGCGTACCGGTGGCGCAGCGAGTGCGGCCCCCAACCGTCCGGCAGCAGCCGTGTGAGGTGGCGGGACACATACGATTTTTCGACGTGTCCCCGCCACCGGCCGGGGAACAGCCAGCCGGGCGCGGCCGTTATCCGCTTCGCCAGGTCTTCGCTTATGGGCACTATGCGCTGTTTGTCGCCCTTGCCCCGCACTATCAGCGACGGGCCGGCGTCGCCTTCCAGCACGTCGCGCGAGTGGACGGCCGCGATTTCGGACAGTCTCAACCCGGCTTCGGCACCAAGGCGCAGCATGAGCCGTTCCACATCGTTCGCGGCGCACATGGCGGCGTATATGTGCGCGTCGGGGCACGGGCGGGGATGCGGCCGCGTCTTGCGCACCTTCGGCAGCGCGACCGCCGGATCGTCCGCGCGCCGGCCCGTGGCATGCAGCCACCGGAAAAAACCGACGAGCGTATTCCGATAGCCCTTGCGCGTCTCCGCCTTCCAGGACTGCGAGGCCGTCCAATGCACTAGATCCTCTGACGTCACGTCATAGGGCGATTTATCCAGGCACCGCGCCGCGTGCCCTATCTTGCACCGCCGCGTGTTGATCGTGTCCTGACTGAGACCCGCCGCCGTGAGCGATTCGAGCCATAGGGTGATTTCGTCCCGCCACTGAGCAGGGGGCAGCTTTTTGTGCATACTCACGGCCGGCAT